GCCTCGCAGAAGCACATCGGCGTGAACTTCACGTCCGCCGAGATGGCCCTGTCGCTGGACGACTTCGCTGACCGCATCCTCAAGCCCCGCATCAGCCAACTGGCGGCCAGCATCGACGCCGATGTGGCCAACGCCTACAAGGACATCTACCAGTCCGTGGGCACCCCGGGCACCACGCCGGCGACCTCGCTGGTGCTGCTGCAGGGCAACCAGAAGCTGAACGAAGCTGCCGCGCTGCCGAGCCCGCGCTACGTCACCGTCAACCCGGCGGCGAACGCGAACCTCGTCGAAGGCATGAAGGGCCTCTTCAACCCGACCTCCACCATCGCACGCCAGTTCAAGAACGGCATGATGGGCGAGGGCATCCTCGGGTACGACGAGATCAACATGTCGCAGTCCATCAAGCTGCACACCACCGGCTCGGCCTCGCGCTCGGACACCCCGATCGTGAAGACCACGCTGACCAACGGTGCGACGAAGCTGACGCTGGACAACGTGACCGACGCCAAGACCCTGGTGCCGGGCGACGTGTTCACCATCGCGGGCGTGTTCGCGGTCAACCCGCAGACGCGCGAGTCCACCGGCTCGCTGCAGCAGTTCGTGGTGCAGAACACGGTCACCTCGGCTTCCACCGAGTTCGTGGACGTGGAGTTCCTGCCGGCGGTGTACGCGCCCACGCAAGCCCTGGCCACGGTCAGCAAGCTGCCGGCCGCCAACGACGTCGTGACCCTCCTGGGCGCGGCTGAGACGGCGTACCCGCAGAACCTGATCTACCACAAGGACGCGATCACGTTCGCCACGGCGGACCTGCTGCTGCCCAACGGCGTGGACATGGCCTCGCGCAAGGTCCACAACGGGATCAGCATGCGCATCGTGCGCCAGTACGACATCAACAACGACCGCATGCCGTGTCGTATCGATGTGCTGTACGGCTACAGCGTGATCCGGCCGCAGATGGCCGTTCGCCTCTGGGGGTAAGCCATGTCGTACACCAAGCCCATCGGCGTGGCGTATGAAGACCAAGACCTTGACGACGCCATCATCGGCAAATCTGCCAGTGCTGGCGGCAAGGTCGGGTTCTACGGCAAGACGCCCGTCACGCAACGCGCAGCGGCCGTTCAGGCCGCATCCGTGGTGTCCGCTTCGTCGTACATCACTGTCGGCTCCAACCTGGCGGCGTGGGCCGCTGAGGTGAACGCCACCCTCACGGGCCTCGGCCTGTGGAAAGGCGCCGCGTAAGCGGCAGGAAGGAACATCATGTCTGCAGCAACTCTCGAAGCGCCGAAGATCGGTGACGGCGAACAGATCGGTGACGGCAACACCTCCGAAACCCTGAACGTCGGCCGCGCCGGCCAGCCCGTGGCAATCCAGCCGTCCGCCTCGGGCACCATGGGTTTCTACGGCAAGACGCCGGCTACGCAGCGCGCGGCCGCCATCCAAGCCGCGTCCGTCGTGTCGGCCACGTCGTGGGCCAGCGTGGTGAGCAACCAAGCTGCGTTCAACGCCGAGGTGGCCGCCACGCTGACCGGCCTGGGCCTCTGGAAGGGCGCCGCTTGACGGTGTCTCAGGGCTCGCTCCTGCACGTTGGTTGCGGGGGCGAGCCCCTTCCTGCCTGGGCTCAAGGCCACTTCACTGAAGTGCGCCTTGACATCGACGCCAGGCACAACCCCGACATCGTGGCCAGCATGGCGGACATGGGCGACATCGGCCCGTTCAACGCCGTGCTGAGCGTTCACTCGCTGGAGCATCTGTACCCGCAAGAGGTGCAGAAGGCGCTAGGCGAGTTCCGCCGCGTGCTGGCTGACGGCGGCTATGCGGTAATCTTCGTCCCCGATCTGGAGGACGTGCGCGCCACCGACGACGTGCTGTACGAGTCTGCCGCTGGGCCTGTGGCCGGGCTGGACATGATCTACGGCATGCGCAGCCTGCTGGCGGAATACCCGCACATGGCGCACCACACGGGCTTTACTGCCGGCACGCTGAAGGCTGAGCTGACCGCCTACCCCGAGCTTTGCTACGGGGAGAAGTACCGCCTGAGCGTTGACCTGTTCAACCACGGCGCGCACAAGGGCCTGTGGTGGGGCGAGGATTACGCCTTCTGCCGGCGCTGGGAAGAATGCGGCGGCCAAGCCTGGTTGGTGCCTGATCTGCAGCTGGATCACCACAGCGCCGACCGCTCGTACCCGGGCAATTTCCACATGTACCTGCGCCAGCAGCCTGGAGGCGATCTATGCCCATGATCTACCTGCGCCATGAGCGCCACGGCCTCAAGATCGCCATCGCTGAACTGGAAGCCGAATACGACGAGCAAAACGGGTGGCAGAGGTATACTCCGGGTGAGCCGGACGAGCCTGCAGACGAACCCGTCCCTGCAGTGAACCACATGCTTGGCCGGCGCCGTCGCAAGGAGCCCGAGCATGTCAACGACTGCCGGTGACCAGATCAACGCCGCGCTGCGGCTGATTGGCCAACTGGCCGAGGGTGAAACGCCTTCGGCAGAAACGTCGCAAGATGCCCTGGTGGCATTGAACCAGATGCTGGACTCGTGGAGTACCGAGCGCCTTGCGGTGTACTCCACGCAGACGCAGGTCGTTTCGTGGCCTGCCAACACCGCCGAGCGCACGCTTGGCCCCAGCGGCAATTTCGTCGGCGTGCGTCCGATCCTGCTGGACGACTCGTGCTACTTCAAAGACCCAAGCACCGGCATCTCGTATGGCCTGGTGTTCATCAACCAGCAGCAGTACAACGGCATTGCGCTGAAGACGGCAACGTCCACCTACCCGCAGAGCATGTGGGTGAACATGACGTACCCCAACATCACCATGACGGTGTACCCGGTGCCCACGCGGACGCTGGAGTTTTATCTGGTGTCGGTGCAGGAACTGTCGCAGCCCGCCACGCTGAACACCGCGCTGGCGTTCCCGCCCGGGTATCTGCGGTGCTTCAAGTACAACCTGGCCTGCGAGATTGCGGCCGAGTTTGGCGTCGAGCCCCCGCCCACCGTGCAGCGCATTGCGATGGCGTCCAAGCGCAATCTGAAGCGCATCAACTTCCCGGATGACATCATGTCGCTGCCGTACAACCTGATCAACCGCCGTCAGCAGCGGTTCAACATCTACGCCGGCACGCCGTGACGCGGCACTGAGGTAAGACATGGCCAACGTCAAGATTTCTGAGCTGCCGGTAGCCACCAGCCTGAACGGCGCGGATTCGTTTCCCGTTGTTCAGGGCGGCGTGACGAAACAGGCAACAAAGTCGGTGTTGTTTGCGTCGCCCACGTTTACAGGGACGACTACCGCAGATATTGTTACCGCCACTGGCAACGTCTCTTTCGACGGCGGCGCGTTCGTGTTCAACGATTCCGGCGCTGACAAGGATGCGCGGTTTGAGGGCGATGGTGATCCGAATCTGCTGTTTTTGGATGCTTCGACAGATCGGGTGGGGATTGGGACGAATGCGCCGGGAGCGAAACTAGAAGTTGTGGGCGCAGTAAAAGCGACGGTTACGCCGTCAAACTCTGTCCAATCATCGTTCCTTCTCTCAAATTCCGCAGCAACAAGCGCGGCAAATCTTCAATTAAACACATCTGGAGGACTTGCGTTTTGGAATTTCCAGAGCGGTGGCGCAGGCTGGTTTAATTCAGCAACCCTCGACTCCTCCGGCAACCTCGGGATTGGGGTGACGCCGAGTGCGTGGGGCAATATATTCAAGTCAATTCAAGCAGGCAGCGCGGCGGCATTTTCAGGAACAACTTTGCTTTCGCAGTCGTTGATGTCCGCTAACGCTTACAACGACGGCTCAAATCTTAAATACATTAACACTGCCGAAGCATCGTATTACCAGCAAAACCAAGGGGTTCATTCGTGGCATATAGCCCCCTCCGGCACCGCAGGCAACGCGATCAGCTTTACGCAGGCGATGACGCTGGATGCCTCCGGCAACCTCATCCACCAAGTCAACGGCACCGCCCCAACGCTGTCAACCAACAGCACCATGTCCTTCGAGCTGACCAGTAATACGTCGCTCAAGATTGTGGTGCGCGGCACTGACGGCGTTACGCGCTCGGTGTCGCTGACGCTTTCCTAACCGTGAAAACCCCCATCCTCGGCTCATCCTATGTGGCCCGCAGCGTCAATGCTGCGGATAGCCGCATGGTGAACCTTTACCCCGAGGTCATTCCTGACGGCGGCAAGGAAGCTGCGTACCTGCAGCGGTGCCCGGGGCTAGATCTGGTGGCCATCGTCGGAAACGGCCCCATCCGGGGCATGTGGCGGTTCGGGGACTTCTTGTACGTTGCCTCTGGCGGCGAGCTTTACCAAGTGGACGGCAATTTTGTGCCGACCCGCATCGGCCTCATCAACGGCAGCGGCCCGGTCAGCATGACCGACAACGGCACGCAACTGTTCGTCGCCTGCAACCCCGACGCCTTCATCTACAACGCCAGCACGGGCGTGTTTGCGCAGGTCACCGACCCCGATTTCCCGGGCGCGGTAACGGTGGGCTACCTTGACGGCTACTTTGTCTTCAACGAGCCCAACAGCCAGCGGTTCTGGGTGACGTCGCTCAATGACGGCAGCGCGGTCGATCCGCTGGACTTTGCCAGCGCCGAGGGCAACCCGGACAACATCGTCTCGCTGATGGTGGACCACCGCGAGGTGTGGCTGTTCGGAAACAGCACCATCGAAGTCTGGTACAACGCCGGCACTGCGGACTTCCCGCTGCAGCGCATCCAAGGCGCGTTCATGGAAACCGGCTGTCTGGCCCCGTACAGCGTAGCCAAGCTGGACAACAGTGTGTTCTGGCTCGGCGCCGACGCCCGGGGCAACGGCATCGTGTACCGCAACAACGGGTACAACGCCGTCAGGATCAGCACGCACGCCGTGGAGTGGCAGATTCAGCAATACGGCGTGTTGAACGACGCGGTGGGCTATTCGTACCAGCAGGACGGGCACTCGTTCTACGTGCTGACGTTCCCGACTGCGCAGGCGACGTGGGTGTTTGACGTTTCCACAGGCGCATGGCACGAACGGGCGTACTGGGACGGTGCGCAGTTCCGCCGGCACCGCAGCAACTGCCAAGCAAATTTTGCCGGCAAAGTCATTGTTGGTGATTGGGAAACGGGTACTTTGTACGAGGTTGACCCCGACACGCACACTGACAATTTCTACCCGCAGCGGTGGCTGCGGTCGTGGCGTGCGTTGCCCACGGGGCAGAACAATCTCAAGCGCACCGCACATCACGCGTTGCAACTTGATTGCGAAACGGGCGCTGCAACAGCGACAAATTTGATCAATTGGCAGTTTGTTGCAGACAAATTGTTGTTGGCGATAGGAGGAATTCAGCCAGAAAACGCACTATTCAATGAAATTATCAACGGCAAGCGTCTTGGGGATATTTTGACGCTTGGCGCGTCAACGTTAAATATACTTGATTGGAGGGTGTTAATATCGTATATTTATAACGGAACAATTGACACGCCGCCAACCGTTGAGCAAATAAATTACATCGAAAACTTTATGGCGCCAATTTTTGCCGCCAACTTTTCCAAATACCCCGGCTATGCAATTAGCTCAACCGACCCGCGCGTCATGCTCCGCTGGTCCGACGACGGCGGCCACACGTGGAGCAACGAACACTGGGCCAGCATGGGCAAGATCGGCGAGTACGGCAAGCGCGTCATCTGGCGGCGGCTTGGTATGACCACCAAGCTGCGGGATCGCGTGTACGAGATCAGCGGCACAGACCCGGTCAAGATTGCCATCATGGGCGCTGAACTGACGGCGACGCCGACGAGCGCCTAACATGCAAACGCTGCCCCGCGTCCCTGCCAGCCGCGACCCACTGGTGGACCGCGAGGCGCTGACCACCCGCGCGTGGTTTCGGTTCTTCTCGCTGCTGCAAGACAGCATCGGCCAGGCCAGCAGAGAGACGTT